GAAAGGCCTCGTTGATATCGGCGGTTGACGGATCGTCAGCCCGAAACTTCCCGCCCAAAACGCGAGCACGTTTGCGCTTAGGCGCTGCCTGTTTCGTCGCCTTCTTTGCCATTAAACTCTCCTTCTCAATGGGTGGTCGTAACGATATCCGCATCAGTCTCTATCCAGACGTGCGCACCGCATGAAAGCGGCTTGTCCGGGCGATAGATGACACGGCACGGCCCGGTGATCTCCACCTCGTGGCAATAGTCGTTTGTCTTGTAGGTTTTGCAGGTGAGCACGGGTTGCGTATCACCCGTCTTGCGGTTGCGTTTGATGACGTGCTGATTAACGTGAATGCGTGTTTTCACTCACTTCAATCCTTCTTGCGAGACATCTCCCGTTTAACATCTTCAGCCTTCATAAGTTGCTTGGCGATATCGACGCCAAGTTTGGCTCCTTCCCGCGCATCCTCGGCTGCCATCTTGGTATCTTCTCTGGCGTCTTCCATGGCCTCGGTGGTAATGCGGGCACCAATCTGCGCACCAATGGTGCGTTCCGTAGACTCGATCCGTTCACGTTCGGTAGCGTCGCGCATCTCCGTCTTTTGGAGATCGGCGGCTACGCGCATCTTATCGGCCTCGGCCTTGCGCATGACGTCGGATTCCCGAATATCCAGATCACGCTGCTGCTGCTGGAAGATCGGGTCCTTGGCCTGATCTTGAGCCGCCTGTTGCTGAGCCTCGGCGCGATCCTTGTCGAGCAGCTTCTCGCCAGCCCGAGCCATCAACGCCGACAGCTCGTGCTCGACATCTCTCGGCAGCGGCTCGTCGCCCTGCGGCAGAGGAACACCCATCTGTTTTTCGATCTCGTTGCGGTACTCGAAGGCAAGGTGTTCCCGAATGTGAGACTCGGCTGCTGCCTGAATGCTCTGAGCCATGGGCGACTGGCTCAACAGCTCGCGTACCTTGGGGTCTTGGATCGCCGTCATGTGGACGGTGATGTGAGCCTTGTGGTCTTGATAGGCAAACGCCTGCACCGGCTCGCCGTTGATAATATCCATGTTCTCGCGCACCGGGTCTTCCGGTTTCATGTCCTTGGTGGTCGGCACGATCTTGTCTACATCGCTCAACCCCATGGTCTCCAGCATCTGCCGGTGCAATTCGGGCAGGTCATACATCTGCGGAGCCTGTGCCGCCAACTGCAACGCCGCCTGATACTGCATGATCCGCTGCGACATCGTCGTCGCATTGGGATCGGACACGGGAATGATATCGATGCGGTCGTCAAAGTCGTCTGGCCGAACAGCGTTCTCTTCCAGCTCGTAGGCATACTCGGCAGGCAGGAAGTCCTTGATCAGGCCGGCGAGAATGCGGAACTCCTGGCGCATCGAAGAATGCAGTCGGGCCTGCACCGCCGACATCACCTTCATGCCGCGTTCCATAATCGCTAACGTCGTACCGACGGGAGCCTGATTGTTCATGTCGGCAGCCTGCATATCGGCAACCGATGCGAACTTGCGGCCTTCGTCTACGATGGTGCCCAGCAACTGGTAGAGCACCGAACTCGGTTCCTTGTAGGGCAGGAACGTGATGTTGTCCTTGATCGCCCCGCTAGGTACATCGACGTCACGGAACTCACCCGGCATCAACGGAGCGTCGTCGCCCTTGATGCGCAGGCCGCGAGACTTCAACCCGGCAGGCAGGTTGGACAGCGTACCGGCATCGACCAGTTGGCGCAGGATAGAGGTGGCGCTCTTGGCCAGTCCACCAATCATATGGATCAGGCCAAAGCCGTAAAAGCCGAGTCCCGGCAAATACTTGTAATGCACGAAGTGCATGATCTTGCGTCGGTCTGTATCTTCCTCCCGCCAGTTGCGGTAGACAGACAACACTTTGCTCGATGACTGATCAATAGTGACAACGTAAGGTAACCGCAGTCCGGTTTCCTCGCCGTCCTGAACATCCTCGAATCCCTCCAGATCGACATCGACGTGGATCTCCAGCAGGGTATAGCGCTCGTCGTACTCGACGCTGGGGCTGTCGCCGGTCAGGTGATCGTAGGTTTCCTGTATCTTGGAGTACTGGACACTGGGCGTCGGCAGATCGATATCTCGGTAGAAGCCAGCAAGCTGGAGCTTGATCACCTCGTTGGAGGTCTTCTTCATAACGTGCGTGTAGCGTGGGCACGTCATCAGATCCGGTGCGCCGTAGGATACCACCATGTCTTCGGCGGGTAGGAAGATAGAGCAGTTACGCCCCATGTCGATGTCGTAGTAGATCTTCTTGAAGGCGCTCCCAGCCAGCGGCAGGGAGAACAACATATTCTCGTGTTCGGAGCGATACTCGGTCATCACCTCGGTGAGCTGATAGTTCATCTCGGTCTGCACCCGATCAGCCTGCTTCTCCTTCTCCTCGTCGAGCTTACCGATGATCTGCGTCTTGACCGGCCCCTTGGCCGGGAAGGTTTCCATGATCGACTGGGCCTGAAACTTGATCACCGCCTCGGCCAGCACCGGGTGAAACACCCCGCACGCTCCGGGCCACGGCGTCGAGCGTTCCTCGATCTTCATACCCAGAAGGTCTAGACCTTTGGTGTATGTGTGGGACCACTCCTTCCGCGAAGTCTTGTCAGCCTCGAACGCACCCAGGAGATCGCTCGCGAGATTGCCGAGGTCACTGTCGTCCATATGTTCCGCAAGATTTGCATCATGGCCTATCTCTTCCCCTTCATCCGATTCAAAGTCCAGCACAACCCCGCCTTCGGGCGTCTCAACGGAGACTGCGTCGGGATTGACTATGGAAATCTCAACGCCTTCCTCCGCCTCCTCGCCCGGTATGTTGGGGATTGCCTTCTCAACAGCCATGAAAAATCCTTTTAATAGAACTCGTTATACTCAGGCGGCAGCCAGTCCTCATCGTCGTCTGAGGCCGAGCGAACAAAGCCGCCACGGCGAAACCGAAGCAGCGCCTGAGTCGAGCTATCGACCAGATCGTCGTGATCGCCAGACGGGAAGGCGGCGAACTCTTCGACCACTTCTTCCGCCCAGCGCGTCGGAGGAGCCCACACCATGCCGGTAGCGAACATATCCGAAACCGCGTTAACCCTTGATATCTTGTCGTTTCCCCGTGTCGGGGTGAAGTCCTCGACGGGTATTCCCATCTGCCGCAGCTCGAAGATCAGCGGCGATCCAGAAGCCTTGGCCTCGACAATGAACGCATCCGGGTCCCACTCGGACCAGAAGTCGTAGGCCCGCTTCTTCAGCTCTGGAAACTCCAGGCGTTCCTTGTAAGCGTCGAGCAGGATGATGTGATCGGTGTCGGCCTCATCGTTGAAGAACACACCCCACGTCGTGCACGCCGAATAATCGGAACGCTGCGTCTTGAGGAAGGCGGTGTCCCAACTCTGGATAATAAACGAACAGGACGGTGGCCGCTCCTGCTTCCACTCCTGCCACCAGTTACGCTTGACCAGCGCCCCTTCTTCCGCCGTCGGGTCCTGCTGGTACTGGGCGCTCCACTTGGAAAGCGGCAGCTCCGAGCGCAGAGCCTCCAGTTCTGTTATGCCCCAGTACTCGGGCCACAACGGGTTACCGGACGGCAGGATAGCGGGAAGCTCTATCATCTCCCACTCGTCCGCCCCGTCTCTCTTGAGCGAGGCTTCGATAATCTTGCCGGTCAGATCACGCTTCGACCAGCGGGTCATCACAACAATGATGGCCCCTCCAGGCTGTAAGCGTTGGCGTGGTCCCGACGTGTACCACTCATATACCTTATCAAACACTTCCGGGGTGTACGCACCAAGAGCAGCATCCTGCTCCGAGTGCGGATCGTCAATGATCAGCAGGTCAGCGCCCTTACCTGTCACCGCCCCGCCGACACCGATAGCGAAGTACTCACCTCCAGACTGGGTGTTCCACCGGCCTGCGGCCTTACTGTCTGCCCGCAACGTCGAGTCTGGAAAGACCTTGGTGAAGGCCGGATCGCTGAACAGGTTACGCACCTTCCTGCCGAAGCCGACAGCCAGTTCCGCCGTATGGGCAGTCTGGATGACCTTCTTCTCAGGATACCTACCGAGAAACCAAGCCGGCAACAGGAAGGAAGCGAACTCACTCTTGGTGTGCCTGGGCGGCATATTGATGATCAGCCGCTTCAGTGTGCCGTTGGCGACGCGCTCGAAGGCGTCGGCCATGGTCTTGTGATGCGCCCCCTCTATGAATGACGGCCACGCATGGCGAACAAAGTTTAGATACCCCTCCCGGCATTCCTCCCTTTGCTTGGCGTCGTCGTACTCATTTAACAGACGCAGCAGGTCAGCCTGCTCGTGTTGGGGAAGATGGGAGATTTGGGAATCTAGCGCTGTGACATTCATAGTTTCCAAAAAAAATCCCTCCGAACTTGGAGGGATTAAAGTTTACTCACTACAGGGAGGAATCTATCAAGAAGTCGAATGCATACTCTGGGGATCTATGCAGACACACCACTTTCAGATGGTGGCATAATGACCCCTCTTGACATCACCGTCAACTATATTTTGTGCCTACAGTCCAGACTGTCTCAACCCCTCGTTGTCTACATCCTTGCCGCAGACATCACAACGAAAAGTCCAGACGCCGTCCTCGCTGATAGCAGTGGCCCACACCTCGTCCCTGACCGTCCGCCTGCACCAGCGGCACACCTCCCGTACGCCGATATGGCGCTTATAGATGGATCGAGGGTTTTCGGACAAGGGGGCTACTTTCCACTCCACCCACCAGACTACAGGCTCTACCGCTGTCGGGCCTGCTGGCGAGGAAATACCAGTTCTCGTTGTCGGGGTTTCTGAAGAGCTGGACGTATTCTCCTTGGGCGGTTTTGCCTGCGAAGATCGGTACGGCCTTATCGGCAGCAACGGTAGCAAGAACGTCCTCCATATCTGCACAGGGAGCGGTACGTTCCTGGGTCGTCAACTTCCCATCCGTCTTCTTTGGAACAGGAGTGGGGACGATCTGAAGACTGGCGTCACCAGCGTGGGCGGTGGTTGCAAGCAGCATCAATACGATCAGGGCTCTCATAGCTGTTGCTCCTCTACATCACGCTCCAGTTCCTTGTGGGCTTCGTCGGCCCGCTGTTCGCTTTCCCCGTCCTGCTGCTTGCGCAGGGTGTCGAGCTGGATGCGGTTCAGTTTCCCGACTGGGTATTCAAGCAAGACAAAGGAACGGTATCGCGGCCCCTCCGGGTGGATCAGGCTTTCCTTGACCGAGTAGCCGGAGACGTTGACTTCGGCGATCAGGTTGGTGGTGACCTGCTCCGCCTCCGTCGTGGCAATCGTCGCATCGCCCTGTCCCTGCTCGGCAACGAACAACTTCGACTTGGAACTCATCAGTCCCTTGAGACGGTCAGCCAGCGAGCGCTTGGCATTAAGCATTCCCTTATCTACAGACAACTGGAGATTGGGCGAAACGCCCGTGCCTACCGTATAGATGGCGGCGTCCGAAGTCGGCAGTTCGGAGAACCAGTCGGGTATGATCTCCAGGGTTTGCTCGACGGTCTCCGCCTTCTTCTCCTCCTGCTTCTCGATGATCAAAGCCCGCGCCTCTGGCGAGCCGGGTTCAAAGCTGGCGCATCCCGTCACCAGTGTGGCCAAGACCATGCTGATTACCAGATACGCGGCTATCCCTAATACGACGTTCATTTCATTCCCTCCATAGTTGTGTCTGAATGGGTGAGTCTGCGTAGTTCAGTGAGTACTGTGCAACGGATTTCCCGTTGGGGGTTTTAACGGTGGCAGTGCGAACGGGAACCCCCATCTCCCGAATGTCTTTAATTCTGGCCGCTAGTCGAAAGCAGCCAAATTCCGTCAGCGCTTGCAGCGGCGTCAGGGATGCCCCTGTCTGTAACCAGTTGAGTATCTCTTTGGTCTGGCTCATTTCGGGCTTCCCTTTTTATCAACAAGCCATACACGAAAACCTCCAGAACAATTTATAGCCCCTGCTAAAGTTCTAAATGTGAGTTTAAGTCCACTTCGTTGACCGGAAGCTGCTATTGAAGAACGACAGCTCTCCATAGTTTTATGGTCACCCATCATTTCTTCCGTCACCATGAAGCTGTCTCCGACTTCCATCTCAAGCAATATTCTTAACCACTTCCCCCCGTGTTGTTTAGGATTTGGGAGTGGAACATCTTTTTCAATTTTAATATCCATCTGGCTCATTTGACTATCCTGTAGGGTTTGCGAATGTAGCGCCGATCCTGTCTGGGGATCTCCAGCAGCTTGGTGTGGAACTCGTAAACGGAATACAGCGGCAGGAAGCGGATCGGCCTGCGGGTAGCAACGACGTGCAGGAACTCGCTGGCGTCTCCCTTGGTGTCGGGGTAGCTGACGCGGATAGAGTACTTGCCGTTGTTGGGTATTGTCACCGCCCCATCGATCCGGTGGCTGCTGTCCAGCCGGTTGGGGAATATCATCTCGATCTGCTGATCGTCCACAGCGTAGGGGTTCCAGTTGAATACGTTCACATACATCGGCTGCGTCGTATTCAATGTGACGGTCATCACATCCTGATGCTGGAAAACCTTCCTCGGTATTCTTACCGTCAGGTCGAAGTCGGGATCGGGCTCGCCTTTGCCGACATCCACATAGGCCTGCAACACAGTGTAACAAACCTGGAACGGCCCGGTCCTCTCGACGGTGACGACCTTGTCCTTGATATCTTTGATCAGGCCGTCGAAGGCTGCCCAGGTAAACCGGCTGAGCGGGCAGTCATCATCGGTGCAATGCATCAAGGTGTCGGAGGAGATGCGCTCTCCGCCCAGCTTGCGCAAGGCATTGAGCTTCGCCCGGTTCTCGGATCGGGCACACGCTTCCGCTTCCGAGAGTTCACGGGTGATTGCCACCTCCCCCTTCCCCTCAACCCATCGCGGCTCACCTACGTCCGCGACGGACAGATCGAAAAGGAACTTCAAGATAGAGAGTGCTGCCGTGGCGTATTCCATTACGCAGGTTCGTCTTCCTGATTGTCGCGGTGAGTGTTGAGTTCGATGACATTG